AGGCTCTAAAGCCTATCTTATTCAATAAAATATTACAACATTTTGTTATCTTGCAGTGATTAGGTACAAAAAAACAGGCCTAAGCTTGCTCTAAATCTAACTTGATTTTCTCAAAAACTATTAAATGCAAATAAGTTGAGATAACTTAAAGGGTAACAAAAAGGAACTTAAAATGATGAGTTCAGCAGGCAAGAAAACAGCATTCAAAGATGAATGCTGTTTAATTTATATATTTATCAATCGGACAAAAATTGTATGTAGAATAATCTGTTTCGTTATAATATTTACTTTCACTCCCAAGGTGATGTTGATCAATCAATAACGGTATAAGATTGTTTGTTCCAGCCTCTTTGTGACAAATCAATCTGATTGAATTTCCAGTAAAACCAAATTGCCATAATTCTAAACTATCGAGACTAATTCGAGGATGAATGCTTTTTAATGCTCTATTATATTTTCCTAACGATCTACCCCTATCAATCTTGTGACAATGTCTAAATTCATTAGTCGACCTATTTTTTTGCCACTCAATAGAAATTTTAGGGATTAAAGTATTAAATAGATATGTCATACTATCCGCATACATCGATTCATCTTTTAGGTAAGTAGTGAAATCATCATATTTAAATGCTTTTAACCAATTTTGATATTCAAATACAAAATACATTCTTTTATCTTCATCGTCTCTTTGAAGAACTATTGATGGAACTTGAGTTTTTTTATTTTTTTTGACCTTAGGTATATCTTTGTTTCTTTTTTTTGACATTTAATTATTAAACTAACTGAGCTGAATAAAAACTATAGATACTAAAATCATCAATTTTATTAGTACAAATATCTAATGGTTTAGCATCGCCTCTTGCTATGATCCATGGTTCTTCTGAATGTGAAATCTGTTCTAACTGATTCCCATTTAAATCTCCATAAACCTCGACAACCTGTTCGATGGAATCAATTTCATCTCCATTTAAAAATTCATCTACATCAATATCAATCCCACTTTCTTCTATAACTGTATACTTATTTTTTTTGTAAGCATTATAAACTTCAGGGATTACGGGACCATGCGCCCATGCTTCAAATGTTGCATCAAATAATCTTGAAGACAGAATTTCTTCCGTATCTTCATTTTCAGCAGTTAACGCAAGATGCCATGAATAACAATAATATAACATCTTTTGTAATTTTTTAGGAGTCATCTCCGAAACAGATTTAATGTCAACTAAATATTTAATTGTTGCTTTTAATTTTTTATCCATTTCATATAACCTCCATAATTTGAATAAAAATAATTAGATAAATTATTACAAAATACTCTTCACGCCTGTATATTACTATAAAATGTAATTTATACCAACTCAAATATAACTCATTTCCATACTACTGTCAAGTTCTTATATAAACAATCTATTGTAAATTCTATATTCTATATTCTAGTTAAACTAAATTTAGTTTTAAGATTAGAACAAAAGCCCCCAGGTTCGTTTCTAAAGGCTTCTAGTTTATCCATGGTGTTTTATCGTCCAGTACGAAACAAAGCAAAATAGGGGGGTGAATAAGAAGCCTCAGCTTACTTATACACTTCTAACTCTCCGTTCTGGTGGATTCTCGCAAAGTTTAAGACGGCTATCTGTTTGTATCGGTGGTAACTGGTGGAGCTAGTACCTGCCATTTCTACGCATTCGCTTATTGTTTTCTTTCTCATATAACAATAATGGGTAATAAAGTATTTTCTGGCTCGTTTGTTCTCTATACTGTTGATGTCTTGGGCGAATATTTCCAACCCCTCACGGATTGCTTTTTCATATTCACCACTCAAATTCCACTGATCAGGTAATACAAGTTTCCAAGCTTCTTCATCTATCCTAACTTGGTTTTCACTTCCTGCCATCCTCTGGAAACGTAGAAAGTAAGTCATCCGCTCTCTGACGTTCATCATCGTTTTAAACTTATCCAGCTCCATTAGTTCGCTCCTTTGTGATATAATAATATTATTGAGATTATAGCTGAGGCAGAGAGCGCCTTGGCTTTTTTGTATTCTAAGGCTATTCTTTTGGGTTCTCATCTTCCCAGATGGATTCAACCATTGCGCTCATGGCCTCTATAAATTTATCATCCTTAACTGGAGTTTCTTGATGGATGTTACTCTTAATCACACTGATTTCTGCTCGCAACTTCTCGTCCAACAACTCCAAATCACGAAAAGCGCTATTATTCATCCCATGCAAAGCAGAAAGAAAGGCATTAAAATTACTGGATCTCAATCCACTTTCGATAATTTCAGATTTAGCTTTATTTTTTAGCCATTCATACTCATTAAAAGCCTGTTCTCTTGACCACAAAGCACGGTTTGAAAACTCTTTTAATAACTCTCTGTACCTTGTATTAACCTTATACTCTTTCAGCAACTTACTAGCCCTTGAATCTATCGTACTATCAGCCATCTTTTGGGCGTTGTAAGCCTCTTTATAAGCTTTTCTTTGAGATAGTCCAGCCACTAGTCCTTGGACAAATTTTTCTTGTCTTTGCGTTAACTTATCTGTCACATTAGTTCACCTCCTTAAGCGACAAAAAGGGGAAAACTCCCCCTTGTCTTAAGCGTTATCTTGCTCTTGCTCAGCTTGTAATACTGATTCTTCTACGTTGTAGTCAATGATTGCACCAATAGCGTCCCCATCTTCAATGTATTTAAAATTATAACGCTCGTACTCTGGATGTGCTTGCTGGTGCTCCTCCATTAATTTGAAGAGTTCTACAATCGTTGGTACTGGTTCAATTTTGTGTCTGATTTGTCTCTTCATCTTTTAAAAATGCCCTTTCGCGTCATTATAAGTGCGACCAAAAACTTGTTTATAATTTTCTTCTAAGAATGGTTTTACTGGATATGTTGGTACATAATCAACCATTCCACCAACTGGAGAAATTCTAGATCCCCCTGTACTGAAAGTAAACTCTCTCTTACCTTTCCCCACTTTGTAAGCCATAGCATGGTAAAGAGTTCGGAGTTTATCTGAATCAGCGATAATTTCATTATCAATCTGGTCAATCTCTTTCATCAAATCCACGGCTTTATCATAAAGCGCCTTATGTTTTTTGTCAACCGTTGAATCTAGTTCATCGATTTTTGCCTTAAAATCTTCAATGTTCATCAGTGCTTCATTGTGCAAGTCTTCCAGCTTTTTAGCGTTCTTTTTTAATTTACTTTCAGCAATCCATAAGTTATCCTTGGCATTGCGTAGCTTGTCTTTGTCTACTTCATCAACCGCTTCATCATGTTCACGTTGGGCGTTCGCTTGATCTTGGAGTAACTGTGTTTTTTCTCGTTCAGCTTCAGCAATCGCATTTTCGTTTTGTGTGATCAATGCGTTCACTTCCTTAGTGATTTTATCTAGTGCTTTATCCATTTTTTGGGCTAGTTCTTGGCGTTTTTGCGCTTGTTCAATGTTGTTGGTGTTTTGTGTTTCTGTCATCTTATTCTTTCCTTTTCTGTTGTTTTATTAAGTTTAGAGTGCCATATCCAATCCAGTAACGGGGTCTCTATTGTAGTTCATCTACTTACTTCCTCTCTACTCTTCAACTTCTTCATCTATTGGATTTTCGCTATTCTTGAAAACCTCACAAATGCGTTTAAAGTTGATATCTAGATTGTTATCCTCCAAATACTCAGCGATAAGCGTTCCGTTTTCCTTATATCTTAGTTTAATAGCTGGCACTAGATAAGTACCTCTCATATATCCAAATAAAGCTAGTCCTGCTATTTGTGCGTCTTCTAGGTCTCCAAATTCATAAGTAAATGTATGTTTTGGTGCTGTTTCTGAAAATGCTTTTAATGTCATGTTGTTTTTCCTCTTTCTGTTTTAAGGGTGTCACTAGTAGTTACACCATTGCAAGGGGGTCGGTACTATCTACCCCATTTTGTTATCTGTATAATACCAATACGATAGCCACTGAACCAAAAGGTTCACTAAATTGCGTACCAGAAATTTTAACGTCCAGCACTTCAACAGTTGCCATGAAGTCATTGATCTCTTTCTCAAAGTCTTCTTTTACCCGTCGTCTAGCATATTCAAATAGTTTAATTTTCATGTTGTTGTCCTTTCTTTATTTCAAGGTAAAATATGTAAAATACCTCATTTTTCAATTCTTCATAGTTTGTACGCTTACTGTTTTCTTTTTACGCTTGATTTTGCAAGTGTTCAAAATTTGGAGTCAGTCATATCAAGGGGTTTAGCCTTATTTTGTACACTTAGTACACTTAGTACACTTAGTACATATAAAATTAAATCGTGTATAGATTTAACATTAAAGTTTCTAAAAAGTTAAAAGAAAAAAACTTACCGTACCAAGTGTACAAGTGTTCAAAAACCTTGGTGCTCTAGGGATTACGATAGCAACACTTCATTTGCCAAGCGTACCAAGTGTTCTTCTACCCAATTATTTTCTTGCTTTCTTGTTAAAGTAGCCTCGTTCAGTTTTGGGTTTTAACCTTTTCTCAGGTCTTTCTCTGCCGTTAACATAGTTCAAACTGGCATAAGGTGCTAAATCATCTTTAGGGTAAAAACCAGAATGAAATTGTCTACCAGACGCTATCACTTTCTTTCCAGCAGTTATCCATTCGGGTAGATTACTTTTAATCTCTTTATGTAACCCTGTCTCGGTCTTGTGCAATTTCACTCCATAATATTCTGTAAATCCTTTCCAATTATGGAAAACAAAGCTATTCGGCAAAAACTCACTTGCTAGATTGTCGGAAAAGAATGAGGCCACAAAAGCGATAATCGGGTTGTTATCTTCATGGTATTCTTGCAACACCTCCTTTGATTTTTGAGGTGTAATGTCCCTTGTAGGCGTTTCAAGGGCTAATCTTGTGAAATACTCCAATACCTCCTTCCTATTGATGTAGTCCTCTTTGATTGCCTTGTTTGGCTTACCTTTAAAGACTTTGGTAAATGATAAAATTTTAAATCGCCTATCAATCGCCCCTCTATCTCCATTCATTCTTGGTAGACCGTTGGAGGACTGGACTATGGTCATGTTCAATCGCAGACTGTAAGGGCGTTTCCCTTTGTCCTCTATGGTCATGATGTCCCCAGTAGCAAGACTAAACATATTTGAAGTATCTTTGATAACTACGTCCTTTTGCACGTCGTCTCCGATGACTAGGGTCTTTCCTAGCAAAATGGAGGTAGAAAAACGGCTTTTATCAAACTCAGTTATCTTGAGACTTGCAACATTTTCCATGCCTACCAAGTTAATAAGTAGTTGCTGAAAAGTTCCTTTACCAGTCCCACCCTCACCATAAAGCCAAAAGATGTTTTTTAAGGTTTTACCTGTGATACTTGCTTTAATAATCTGAATAGCCAGATCATATAATTCTTGGTCGTTATCAAACAATTCAGCAAGCCATCTTGTAGGCTTCCAGCCGTTTATAGTAGGCTCGTAGGCTTCAGGGGAATACCTCGTACGTATTTTTCGAGTTACGATTACAGTGGGCTTTAAGGGTTCAAATATCTCTTTTTTTGAGTTGTAAAGCTGATTTCCAATCACCGTATATTCATTTTGAATGGATTTTAAAGGGCTATGCCTTGAAATTTTGTAAAGAGTATCGAATGCCTGTTTTTCAGTCGTATCAGGGCGAACAGTTGCGATTAAATCCTGTAATAGTTCATTATCTTCAACCCACACCCCTTTATCTGGATGGTAGAAATACAAGGGCGCTTTTTGCCCCTGCGCCTCTGGTCTGATTCTAACGAATCGGATATACTTCCTCAGAAAGTTAGCAACCCCCAAAGGCTTGGAAGGCCTGCTTTTCCCTAAATTTTGACACTCATTGGCCAAAAACCTTTGTATCCCTTTAAACGATGTCAGATAGCTTTCTGGCTCTTCTATCGGCTTAATTTGTTGTTGCTTATCTTCTTCAATGATTTTTTTTACAATTTCATTGCTACTCAAAAGCCACCTCCTTATAAAATATTCTTGCTACTTCTAAAAAATAACTGGCTAGGTCTTTACGTTTAACGATTGCAGAAAACAAGTCCACCAGCTGACTAAAATTGTACCCGTTGACAAATAGCAGTCTGACAAAGAGTGAAGTCTCATATCTGGTATAAATGCCATTACAGATCAGGTCAAAAATCCAGCCTTTTAACTCCACCCCAAGCCCCTGTCGTTGCTCTGCCAATTTGTTTACCTCTAAATCTTTCAGGATTTTCAGCAGGTCAGGGCTGGCCAAAGCAATATCCAAATCTCTGACCAATTCCCAGCCCTCTACTGTCTCTTTTTCGTCTTTGATAGACACATATAAGCCTTTGTATTGAAAACCCGTCAAAGCCTCATCTACAGGCTCATAATAGGTAAATTTGTAGTATTCCCCATTCTTCCATACTTGAGTAGGATTTGACTTGAGAAAGCCAAACAGAGGCATTTTCTCAACTGATATAGTCAACTCTATTATTCTCATTACACCTCCTAATCTACTGCAAGAAAATTGTAAACATCACTCTTGCGGTAATAAACTTTCTTACTACTTTCAAATGGTGAACGTAGTGGTTTCAAACCTTCTTTTTCCCAATTATTTAACGTAGTTCCACTAATACCAAGTTTTTTGAGTAAGTCAGGCCTAGAAATCAAGTCCCAGTTATCATCACGTTGCTTTTCAAGTTCCATCCTTTTAGCTAAGTGATCTCCCACTTTCTCCAGTAATTCAAGTTCTGCTTCTCTTGATAATAGTTGCATATTACACCCCTTTCTAATTATGAATCTTACCAGCAAGCTGGATATATCGCCCATAGTAAGGGTTCAAATCCTCTCTAGGTGTTTCTATCCTCTGTTGGTTTTCTCGCTCAAATTGGGCGCTTTTTTTGCGGTCTCGATGGTTTAGATAAAGCAGTAGTCCAACCAGTACCACCACAAAGACAATCGATTGTGTATTGGTCAAATCCAATTCATTCATTGTTTTCCTCTCCATTCCTTAGCTATTCTATAAAGCAAGCTATCTTCTTCATTCTCCAACTTGGCCAAGTCTTGCTTAATCAGCTCCAGCACATACTCACTAACTGCCATGTAAGTTGCTTTATGGTTTATAGTTTTCATGGTCTTATATAAAGCTTGTTCTAATACTGTGTATCTGGTATTTAAAAACCGTCCTACTTTTTTGAAATGTTTCCCAATAGATACCCTAAAATCAACACCATCCAACCGATATAGCAAGTTATGGATGTTTACTTTGATAAGTTCATCATGACTTTCTGTTACTTTTTTCCAGCCATAGGCTTCGCTATTGGTTGATACCACTAAAAGATCTATCTCCCTTAAAATACCCTTGTATTTTTTATCTACTTCATGATAGCTTTCACTTCCATCTAGGGCGTAGCTTTTGCGGATTCTTTCCAATTCCTTAGCATGACGATATAAACCAGTTCCGTATAAGTCCTCAATCTCCAGTGTTATATTATCTATTTTCATCTTTCTCTTGCTCCAATTCTCTGATGTACATTTCAATAGCATTGACTAGATTTTCCTTTGTCTTGATAAGACAATCATAAGCAAGGTTAAAAATAGCGCCCTGTGTGTCGTATTCCAAAGTTAAAAGCATGGTCTTTTCTTTGCTACTTATGTTTTTACTGAAAAAGTGAAAAGTAGCCCCCAAGGCATTTTCAGCCGTGTTAAGTCCCAAAGTTAAATTATCTAGTTCATCTAAAATATTTCTCATATCTTCTTTTGTCATGGTTGTTTCCTTTTTTTGTTTTTTACTATACAGGATATCCTCACGCTCAAGATTGCCGTCGGAAAGCGTGGGGATTTTGAATGGTTGTTTCTTATACATTGTTTCTCGCCTACATCCTCACGCTCTCCTCGGTCGCCAAAATTTAAACGTGAGAAAGTACCAGGTTAAAGAGTTGGCGCTCTATGCTTTTCAAAATCTCTCCTAATTGCTTGCCTGCTATTCGATTTTGTTAGTTCATTTCTCTAATGGCTCTATTTTCTAAGTTTTGCCACTGTTTTTTAAATTCTAGTTCATCTATTCGCCCATGCAAAAAGTCACTTAAAGCGAATGTCGCTCGGCTATAGAATTGCTTAGCACGTTCATATTTAGTCATGCTTACCCCTCCATCATGTCATAAAGCAGGGCGTAGTGCTTATCTGGGATTCTGTCCAAGGTTTTCAAGCCATCATGTTCAGCTTTCTGTCTAGTTTCCGCCTTGACTGCGCTATCAAAAGCGATAGAAAAAGCATTTAACATAGCCTTGTAGCGGTCTATACTCTTCAAATAGCGCCCACGTTCTGACAATTTCTTGTCTTCAAGTTCAAAATGTTTTTTTCCCATTGTTTACCTTGTATTTCTATGCTATAATCAAGATACGTTAAAAAACGTATCCTTTTCATCCAGTCGCTTGCTTCAGTCGCCAAACGTTCAGCAAGTGACTTTTTTTGTTGTCAATCCCCAGTGGTAAAGCACCACATGAGAAATCTGTAAATGTAAAGTAGTATTGCGATTGGGTCGCTCCTTTCTAATAATCTTCAGCAAGCCACTGCATGGCTTTTTGATAAATGCTAGTTTTTACTTCGCCACCGTCTCGGATTTTGCGATAAGTAACAGGATTTATTCCTATTTCCTCACTTGCTTTTTTAGCAGTTAAATTCTTATCGGCTTGTTTCCGTCGGATTGCTTTTGCTTGTGTTGAGGTGATAAGCAATATATTTTCTCCTTTCTTAACTAACTTTTTCGTTAGTACAAGTGTAGTTTACTAAAATAAAAGTTAGTTGTCAAGGATTTTTTTAACATTTTCGTTAAAAACTATTTTCGTTGTGTTATAATTAGATTGAGGTGATAAAAAAATGAATAAACTACAGGAACTACGAAAAAGCAATGGTGATACTCAAAAAGATCTCGCTAACCTACTCGGAGTTTCAGAAATGACCATATCGCGATGGGAAAAAGAAGATAAGCTAGAAATAAAATACGACTATACTAAAAAACTAGCCGAATATTTTGGTGTGAGTGTAAACTACTTACTAGACATTAAAACCAAAGCTGAATATAGTTCTTTTAATGAACAAGAATATCAAAATGAATTAAAAAAACTAGCGTTCTCGCTAGCACATCTGGAGTTGCTTATCTCTGATTCTCAAATAAAACATCTGCACGCCTTATTGAAAGGTATGTCTCACGATAATACTTTACTCAACGATGTAAAAACCGTTAAAAACAAAGACAAATACTACACTGAAATTTTAAAAAGAAACCGTGATTATAATTTGTTGAATGAGATTAAAGAAGATACTGAATTACTAGAAATACTAAAATTACTGAATGAGAAACTCTAATAAAACTCTTGAAATATTGGGGTCTTTTCAAACCCATATCCGCATTGTTTCATGCTCTGGCATTTATTTACCGTCTGACTGCTTAAAATCGAAAATAAGGGGGTTCTCGTAGCCCCTCGCATGGTATAAACTCAAAATCTTTTCTAATTGCTTGCCTGCTGATGGAAAAGGAGTAAAAACCATGAAGATTACAGAATACAAAAAGAAAAACGGGACTATCGTATACCGAGCAAGCGTGTATCTTGGAGTTGATAAACTGACTGGAAAAAAGGCTAGAACTACAGTTACGGCCAAAACAAAAACAGGCGTTAAAATCAAGGCAAGAGAGGCCATTAATGCTTTTGCAAACAATGGATATAGTGTAAAGGAAAAACCAACCATTACAACCTATAGGGAGCTAGTCTCTTTATGGTGGGACAGTTACAAGAATACAATCAAACCAAACTCCCAGCAATCCATGGAGGGGATTGTGAGACTTCATATTTTGCCCGTATTCGGCGATTACAAGTTAGATAAGCTTACTACTCCTGTTATTCAGCAACAAGTCAATAAGTGGGCTGACAAGGCCAATAAAGGCGAAAAAGGGGCATATGCAAACTATAGCTTCCTAAACAATATAAACCGCCGTATTCTCCAGTATGGAGTCACAATGCAAGCGATCCAGCATAACCCAGCTAGGGATGTCATTATCCCACGTAAGCAACAAAATAAGGAGCATAAGGTAAAGTTTTTCAGCAACCAGGAACTTAAACAGTTTCTAGAATACCTGGATAACCTAGACTTGTCTAGCTATGAAAATCTCTTTGACTACGTGCTTTATAAAACATTGCTGGCTAGTGGGTGCCGTATCGGTGAGGCTTTGGCTCTTGAGTGGTCTGATATTGACCTTAAAAAAGGCATTATCAGCATTTCTAAGACTCTGAATAGATACCAAGAAACAAATACACCTAAGTCTAAAGCTGGTCTAAGAGAAATTGATATTGATAAAGCTACAGTTTCCCTACTCAAGCAATATAAAAAACGTCAACAAGTCCAGTCATGGCAACTAGGACGGTCTGAGGGTATTGTATTTACCCCTTTTACCACAAAATACGCCTACGCTTGCTTATTAAGAAAGAGACTACAAGGCCACTTTAAAAGCGCTGGTGTTCCTGATATCAGTTTCCACGGTTTCCGACACACTCACGCTACAATCATGCTATACGCTGGTATAGAGGCCAAAGACTTGCAATACAGATTAGGCCACTCTAATATCTCTATGACTTTAAACACTTATGTCCATGCTACCAAAGAGGGAGCAAAAAAAGCCGTCTCAATCTTTGAGGCAGCCATCAGCAATCTATAAATAATAAGGGTGTCCCATTTTGGGGCTACCCTCTTACTATACCTAAAATTGGTTAAGGGTAACTAAAAGGGTAGTAAAAACAAAAAAAGCACTAAGGAACAACGCCCCAAAGTGCTTAATATCAAGGCTCTAAAGCCTATCTGATTCAATAAAATATTACAACATTTTGTTGTAGAATTCAACGACAAGTGCTTCGTTGATTTCTGGATTGATTTCATCGCGTTCTGGCAAGCGAGTCAATGAACCTTCCAATTTTTCAGCGTCGAATGATACGAATGCTGGACGTCCAAGAGTAG